TTAACAAAACTTTTGGGAGACACGCATGAACATACAAAATATGGATATTGATGATATGTCTTTTTCTGTAAGAACAAGTAATATTCTTAAAAATAATAATATTACTATTCAAGATATATTTGCAAATAAACTTACTTTAAGCGAATTAAGTCGTTTTCCAAATTGTGGAAGAAGATCTTTAAGAGAAATAAAAGAAGTTTTTTTAGAATATGGTTATCATTTTAAAGATAATGATCGTTATTTTAAAGATTTAGATAATAATTATAAATCTAAAATGCAAAAACCTTTGTTTAATCAAGATATCTATAAAGATTTAAATTATGATATCATTAATAAATGTAGGGAAGCTTTAATTTCTTCTTTTGAAGCAATATCAAAACAAGAAGACTTTACTTTTGCTGAATTTACTAAAAGAGTAAATAATCATAAAAAAGTATTGGATATGTTTGAGACTAACGTTAAAAAACTATGGAGTTAATATGAAAATAAATAACTTAGAAGACTTAGCTACTCATCTTATTGATAATTGGAAAGCTGGTAATTATACAGGAGGGTATGATGACCAAGATTGTTTATTAGGTGGCAGAGAAATGTCTGAAATCTTTATTGAACAAGCACGTAAGAAATTAGCTGGAGAAGAAGAAGCTGAAATTATGTGGCATGCTGAACGTATTGAAGAATGCGTTGAAGAAATGGCTAGTAAATTTAGTTCATATGATTGATTGGAAAAAAGAATGGTTAGATATGCCTGAGTTTAAACAAGAAAAAAAAGAAGCTTATGCAAAAATAATTATTCGTTTTGATAATGAAAATGAGCTGCAAGAATTTGCCAAGCTTATAGATCAACCTCTAACTAATAAAACTAAAAGTATTTGGTACCCTAAATTAATTAGAGGTTTGAACTCAAATAAAAGATATGTAGATGAATCCTAAGTATCCGGTTTATGTTATATCTAAAAATAGATCTGATAGACTTTTAACAATTAGAGAACTTGAATTAATGCAAGTTCCTTATAGTTTGGTTATTGAACCACAAGAATATAATCAATACGCTGAAAAAATAAACAAATCTAAAATTATTGTATTACCCTTTGGCAATTTAAATCAAGGATCTATTCCAGCACGTAATTTTGTTTGGGAACATTCTATCTCTAAAGGCTACGAAAGACATTGGATACTTGATGATAATATTGAGGGGTTTCATAGATTAAATCATAATATGAAACCAAAGGTAACTTCAGGAACTATATTTAAATGCGCTGAAGATTTCACAGAACGTTATACTAATGTAGCTTTGTCTGGTTTTAATTATTATAGTTTTTGTAAGACAACAGATAAGGTCCCGCCTTATTATTTAAACACAAGGATATATTCTTGCATATTAATAGATAATAAAATTCCATATCGTTGGAGAGGTATTTATAACGAAGATACTGATTTAAGTATTAGAGTTTTAAAAGATGGTTTATGCACTATTTTATTTAATGCTTTTTTAGCAGGTAAAGTTACTACAATGAGAATGAAAGGTGGCAACACAGACGAATTATATAAAAATGATGGAAGAAAGAAAATGGCTTTATCATTACAGGAACAACACCCAGATATTGTCAAAGTTGTTTGGAAGTTTAACCGTTGGCATCATCAAGTTGATTACAGCAAGTTTAAATCTAATAAACTAATTAGAAAACTTAATTTAAACTTATCTAATGAAGTTAATAATTACGGAATGAAACTAGTTACAATCTAATGGACTACGAATCTACTCTTGTTCTATTTGTTCTATATTTTCTGATACAGATTTTGGTTGCGGTTCTTTAACTGATTCAAAATCAGCTTCAACAAGTAATCCTCTGTGATCTTCTAATATTTGTTTCATCTTAGCCTCTAATTCAGCAGGAGTTAATGAATCAACGCTCCCGTATTTAATAATCTTTTGATCTATATATAAACCTGCGGCTTTACCTCTAGCGACTTCAGCATTAATTGCAGCCGACCACGCTCCTTTATTTCTAGATTCTTCTCTAAGTTTTGCAAGTTCGCTTATATGGTTCTCAAATGTAACTTCGTATTTCTGTTGAACTTCTTCTCTAAGTTCGCCAATGTATTTAGCAAGTAATGGAAACTTTCTAGGGTTACGTAATTCAGAAGCTGTTATCCTAGCTCTATCTTCTTCGTAACCTGCTTGTCTTGCGCATTCGGTTGCTGTTAGTCTACCCTCATTGTAAACTAATAGTTCAGCAAATTTTATTTGCATCGGAGTTAATTGTTTTGGAACACCCATATATTGACAAATATCGTAACAATGAGTATATGTCAATCGGGGCTGGCTTACGAGAAGATGAAAGATTTTTGCCTTCGGATACTGAGCCCCATTTAAAAAGGTATGATCAATAGTAGAACATTATTAGACGTATTATCTAGACTTCTGAAAAAATCAGAAACCGCTTCTAATGCAAGGATCCAGGTCCAAATGCCTAACGGCGATCTTCATGACATTACAGAAATAAAATTAATGGAAAACATGGTTATTGGACAACTTGAAACCCATAGATTGGTATTTAAAACAGAACCTCAAAGACATAGAATGTCTAAAGTAATTAAGTCAAATCAGATTGTATAGGTTACGTTGAAACCAGAATCTAAATTTTGGAAAGAAGTTAAGAAAAATACTCCTAAGATTTCTTGGACCAGGCTTGAATCCTGGATATCTTTAGGCGTTCCAGATCTATTGGGATATCACGAATCTTGTGGTTTCTTTATGGTTGAGCTCAAAGTAGCTACAGGTAACAAAATAAGACTTTCACCGCATCAAATTATGTTCCATACGATACATTCTAAGCGCAACTTTATCCTAATTAAATCCGACGCTCCCCGATCCGCAATACTTTATGAGAGCTCCGAGATTGGCAATCTACAGCACTCGATCCGCGATGCGAAGATCGCGGCCATTGATGATTGGACCGCGATTCAGGGAAAACTTTTAGGGGAAATTTAATTACCTTAATTACCAACGACCTTCAACGTCTCGCGATTCGCGGTACTTCTTATCAAAATCATCTTTATCATTCATGTCTCTGCTAATCGCATACCAATAGAATAGCGCTGCGATGATAGCGGATATAACTACACCAAACATAAGAATGTCATATAAGTTTTCTAGTATATTAATCATTGTTATCCTTTCTATTATTACGAACCAGTTATTAGGGGAGCTCATGGTTCAGGAGCAACTAATATATAATCCCATATCCACGATAAGTCAATAGCTAACCGGATATATATTTAATCACGCGCCGCGATTCGAGATCAACGGACCGCGATAAGTCAATGCGACATATTGTCGCAGGCTTCGCCTGGCTAATACAACCTACGGTTGTACGCGTAGGCGTGCGGTATCCTACCAAGATATAATCAATTCTCACTTTGATTAGTATTAGTATCTTCTCAAACCTGTAATAGAATATCCCATATTATTAATAATAAGTCAAGCGTTAAGGGTGCGACATAGTGTCGCAGGCAATACAACTATAAGTTGTGCGGCCCGGCTTCGCCGGGTTCCCGAAGCTTTAAAATTTCCAGGCCGGTTAAAAACTCCTGGCGCTTCGCGCTTCGCGGTTTGATGCACACGGAACGCGGTAAGTCAATGCGACAAATTGTCGCACCCGGTTTCCGGGCTTCGCCCGGCTGTGATATTAATACAACGGTGTTGCCACATAGCAACATACAACCCTAGGTTGTGCCGGGCCCGGCCGGGTTCCCGGAGCAGTCGGTGGTGATCCGCTGTTGCGGATCTCTCTCATCGCTTCGCGGACAGCGGTGCTGTTGCACCGCCCATCCCGCTTCGCGGCTCGGGCTACTGCGCCGCTGTTGCGGCGCGACGCCCGGCTTTGTCCCCATTGCTATCCGAAATCGGATTGGATCTTGAAAGTCGATCGATCTCGATCCCCCCAGGGGGCAATCCTGGAAAAAGGGGACCCTATATCTACCCCTAAAACCGGGTTTTAGACATAGGGGGGAGGTAAAATCATTTTGATAATAAATATTGATATTGCTAAAAAATTTTATAAAAATTTTTACGAGTGGATTTTTAACAATAGAAATGTTAGATAACTAAACATAGGTGTGCTTATATTATGTCAAAAGAATTAGATTTATTAAATAAACTCCCGCCCGATGCGCGTAAGGAGTACATGAAGTATGCTATTTCTCTTTCTGAAAAAAGAGAACAAGAAAAAGTAAATGATGATTTCCTTTCTTTTGTAAAAGCAGTATGGCCAGATTTTGTTGAAGGTTCTCATCATAAAAAAATTGCTGATCAATTTAATCGTCTTGCAAAAGGAGAAATAAATAGATTGATTATAAATATGCCACCAAGACATACAAAGTCTGAGTTTGCATCTTACTTACTTCCTGCATGGATGATTGGTAGACAACCAAAATTAAAAATTATTCAAACAACCCATACTACAGAACTTGCAGTTAGATTTGGTAGAAAAGCAAAACATTTAATTGATAGCCAAGATTATAAAAAATATTTTAAGACAACACTAAGAGAAGATTCCCAAGCCGCGGGCCGATGGGAAACGGATCAAGGTGGTGAATACTTTGCTGCCGGTGTTGGCGGAGCCATCACAGGTCGAGGTGCAGATTTATTAATTATAGATGATCCACACTCAGAGCAGGACGCTTTAAACCCAGAAGCGTTGGAACGCGCTTATGAATGGTATACTTCAGGACCACGTCAACGATTACAGCCAGGTGGTAAGATAGTTGTGGTTATGACAAGATGGTCGTTGAAAGATCTTACCGGATCGTTGATCGGGGCTCAGAAAGGTTTAAAGTCAGATCAATGGGAGCTCATAGAGTTCCCTGCAATATTACCTAACAACGAACCTGTATGGCCAGAGTATTGGAAGCTATCAGAATTAGAATCAGTTAAAGCATCTTTAAGTTTACAAAAATGGAATGCACAGTGGATGCAAAATCCAACTTCAGAAGAAGGTTCAATCATTAAACGTGAATGGTGGAGAGTTTGGGATAAGCCTTATATTCCAGATTTAGAACATGTCATACAAAGTTATGATACTGCATTCATGAAAAAAGAAACTGCCGATTATTCTGCAATCACAACATGGGGAGTATTTTATTTAAATGAAGATTCAGGTCCACAATTAATATTATTAGATGCTGTAAAGAAACGATTAGAGTTTCCAGAACTTAGACGTGAAGCTTTACAACAATACTATTATTGGAAGCCTGACTCAGTAGTAGTGGAGTCAAAAGCATCAGGACTACCATTAACCTATGAATTACGTAAGATGGGTATACCCGTCATTAACTTTACACCAAGCAGAGGAAATGATAAACATTCTAGAATAAACGCTGTTGCCCCTCTTTTTGAGAGTGGACAAATTTGGGCGCCAGAGGCTGATTTTGCAGAAGAGGTTATTGAAGAATGCGCGGCATTTCCTTTTGGGGATCATGATGACCTTGTAGACTCAATGACTCAAGCGTTAATGAGATTTAGACAGGGAGGCTTTATAGGTCACCCAGAAGATTATGAAGATGAACCAATTATACATGACGACAGAGAATATTACTAATGAACAACTTAACTTACGATAAAGACTTACATATTTTTTTAGATGCAGAAGGTAATGATGCAACTCAAGAAGATAAATTAGCATGGGCAATTCAGAACCCAGTAGTAACTTTAAAAAATGGTAAACAAGAGATTGTAAATATTCATGATGAAGCTAGAGAACTATTTGATCATATGAAGAAAAATAAAATAGATCCATCTTTAGTTCCAGATATCGCTAGTCAAATGAGTCAAGGTCAAAGCCCACAAGATATAATAGCTAATCTATTTAAACCTAAAACCCCTGTACAAATCCCAGAACAAAATGTACAAGAACCTTTACAAACCGAAGATCAAAACAATGGATACTAGAGAATTTAATAGATTATATAAAAATATTCGTAATCCATCTAATGATGAATTAATATACAATATAGGAATACCTAATTATGCAAGTGGTGGGAGAATTAAAAAATACATTGAAAATGAAAACCAAAATCAAGATCAAGATTTATCACCAGAACAATTAGAAGAACAATATCAAGAAGAATTAAAAAAAGCATTATTACAAAAATCTCCATCTGGTCTTCGTTTTAATACACAAGAAGGAGGAGAAGGTGGTATTAATTTAATATTTGGTCGTAGAATTAGACCAGATAATTATCAAGGATTCGGACCTAGAACTGAATCAAATATTGATCCAAGAATAAATATCAGAGATCCTAGAATGGAATTTTTTTATGCACAAAATCCTGAAAATCAAACTGATCCAAAATTTAATATTAATATTGGTCCTAAAGGTGGTTACTTGGGATTTACAAAAGATTTTAAAAGAGGTGGTATAGCTGATTATCAATATGGTGGTGGAGCAATTGGATATTCAAATGGAGGTTTAGCTCCTATCACAGCTGGGATGCCTATTGCACCTGGTTATGCTCATGGTGGTTATATTAGTCAAGGTCAACCAGTTAATACACATTTGACAACAACCATTCCACCTGTTAGAGGTCCTATGTCTCAAGGTGTTGAAACATTATTCAAAAGAAGGTATAGTTAGTCATGGCTGATATAGATAAGGCATTGCCTAATACATTAATCGATAGCACGCAAATTCCAAGTCAAGGTGTTGATCAAACGATTCAAGAACCACAAGCAGAACAAACTGGTGATGCTCAGATAACTCAAATGGAAGATGGTGGAGCAGAAATTTCTTTTGATCCATCTAAACAAGCTCAAGAAGGGGGACAAGATCATGCTGCAAACTTAGCAGAATTTTTAGATGATAGTATACTTGGAGAAATTGGTTCAGACCTTCAAGAAAAATATACAGATTATAAATCATCAAGAGCAGATTGGGAAAAAACTTATATAAACGGATTAGATCTTTTAGGATTTAATTATAAAACAAGAACACAACCATTTAGAAATGCATCTGGAGTTACGCATCCAGTTCTTGCAGAAGCAGTAACACAATTTCAAGCACAAGCTTACAAAGAATTATTACCAGCATCAGGTCCTGTTAGAACTGAAATTTTAGGATTATCTGATCGTAATAAAGAAGATCAAGCAACTCGTGTTAAAGATTTCATGAACTATCAAATTATGAATGTCATGAAAGAATATGAACCTGAGTTTGATCAAATGTTATTCTATTTACCATTATCAGGATCTACATTTAAAAAAGTTTATTACGATGCAATGTTACAAAGAGCAGTATCTAAATTTATTCCATCCGATGATTTAATTGTACCGTATAACGCAACTTCATTAGAAGATGCCGAAGCTGTTATTCATGTAATTAAAATTTCTGAAAATGAATTAAAGAAACAACAAGTATCAGGATTTTATAAAGATGTTGATTTAGGGGAACCTCCTTTACAACAAGATGAGATTGAAAAGAAACAATTAGAATTACAGGGTATTAGAGTTTCTAAACAAGCAGATGTTTTCACATTATTAGAAT